CGATCTAAGGCATCGGAAGAGGAATCCGCTTTGATGTAGATCGGTTGAGTGTATTCCATGGTTTCCCAAGAGCGCATCCAAATCTGGTACATGTTGATTCTTTCCTTTTCATTTCTCATCATATATACATTATATAATTAAAAAGAAAATAAGTCAACCCATAAAATACATCATTTAAAAAAAAAGATTTGTTTGATATCAATGACTTAGAGAATGTTAGTCTTTTTTCTTGCCAATATTATATTTGGCTACGAGTTCCCACTCGTCTTTTTCCTTGAACGGAAGCACTTTAATTTGACTAATTGGAGAGATTGGATTCTCTGTCTGCGATTCAATCACAACTTCAATTAGATCCCACTCTTTGAGTAGGTTTGTGATTGTATTGCGACGAGCCATGTCAGACTCAGAGAAATTGGAGGGTTTGCCATCAAGAGCGAATAACTCTTTGAAATGGACAATGTAGTATCGACCCTGCTTATGAAGAATATGACAAGACTGATACAGCGTCTTTTCTTTTTTAGATGCTACACCAATTCGTGTGAGGGTCTCTCGGACTTTGAGAAAGTCATCGGGATTGCGTAGTCGCACTTCCACAAGACTATTAATATCAAAACTCATTTTTTCAATCCACCTTTTTCAAGTTTCTTCTTAATATTATCGATATCTTCGGCAGACAAAATATCCATGACGACTTTCGCTTTTTCATAACTATAGTCAAAATACTGGGCTATACATTCCAGGTCATCGTGATGTTCAGTCTTAGACCATTTAGCAAAACGTTTCTGTGGTCTAACAATATTTATAAAAAAAGAAAACTGAGACTTCTTATTTGCATGGTGATGAGCGTTCATTTCATTTGCGGCAAGAACGGTATCTTGAAAGTATGAAAACTGACGATTGGTCATGAATGGAACGTAACCCTTCTCGTCAAACTCACCTTTAGTTAGGTCTTTACCTGCATTGATTGCGTTGATATAATCATATGGATTGGACATTAATCAAACTCACAGTCTGACATAATCTCTGTAAGACAGGCTACAAGATTGACTTCTTGGTCAGCGACGAATGCTGACTTATAAGAGTAGTTTGCAATATGCAACACGAGTTGTGGTACAGACCGATCAACAATAAACTCTGACGCTGTATCATATAGTTTCCGATATAACACAGTCGGTTCAACATCAGAATTTGTACCAACCCATTTACGCATTTCTTTCCAGTTACGAGCTTTAAGAAAGTCAACAAGTTTCTTGTAATTATCTTCTGACATATTGACGAGAATGCCAGTATCAATAACACCAGAAGCAGAGTACCGTTGAAGTTCATTGAGAACTCGACGCCAATCTGGAAAGTGTTTCATGATCAGTTCGGCAACGACTTTTTTGTCAAACTCAATATTTTCAGTAGCAAGAATATTCTCAACACGCTTCATAAACTGCGAAGCAATCTCAGGTTTATCTTTACCACCAATCTTAAACTCAATCACAGAACACCGAGAATGAAGAGGCTCAATGATTCGGTTCTTGAAGTTACACGTCATAATGAAACCACAGTTCTTACTGAACTCTTCCATAAAGTTGCGAAGAGCAGGTTGAGTTGACTGTGGGTTGAGATAGTCTGCTTCGTCTAGGATGACGTACTTTCGTGCGCCTGTGAGGGACACAGTTGAAGCAAAGTTTTGAATCTCATTTCGTAGTGTATCGATGTTACCGTTCATCGAACCATTGATAACAATATAATCGAAGCCACATTCTTCCAGCATTGCTCTCGCAACAGTGGTTTTGCCAACACCAGGTCCACCAGTCAATAGTAGATTTGGTACATAGTTTTTCTTGACAAACTCAGCAAACGTTTTCTTGAGGTCTGCTGGAAGAACGCAGTCTTCGATTTTAGAAGGTCGATAAGTTTCCACCCAAAGCATAATATAATCTCCACAAAGTAATCATCACGTTACGTTAATTCAGTATAAAGTAATACGAACGTTACTTTGTTTCGGTAGCTACGAAATATTGAAGATCGCCTTTCTCTGTTGTGAAGTGACTGATGCCTTTTGATGAAACAGCAACATTATAATCACGTTGCATCATCTTGAGGTTATCGACTTTGAATACTACTTCAAACTCTTCAGATGTTGCACCAACGGTAACACGATAATTGTTTGATGTTGAGTTCTTTACATCACCAACAACAATTTCGATGATTGAGCCATTACCAACAACTGACCAGTTTGGTGCTTGAAGAACACTGGCAGCTTGCATTGTTGACTTGAAAACATCAGTGGTCAACTTAAATTCAACAAGAGTATCAGGTAGTTCAATGTCACGATCAGGTGCAGACATCACCATTGACTCATCAGCATAAAAATACCGAATCGATGATTTACCATTCGCAACAACTACATTGCTATCTTCAAAGACAAAGTTAGGCTTCTCAAACAAACTAATTGCACTCAGAAACTGATTGAGGTCATAGATAGCAAACGCCGAATCAAACTTATCTTCAACTTGAGCAACAGCCATTACTGTCTTCTGAGGAGAAATAGTGCGGATCTTGTTGCCAGATTTAACAGCAAGGTTCTGGTTGATACCAGAGAAGTTCTTGAGAACGGATAGTGTATTGTCAGAAATATTCATAATTTAACTCCATGTTATAATCAATAATTAAGTATAGTTCAAATCACGCCAAAAGTAAAGAGATTTACTTGAGTTTTTCATTTGGATCAGCAGTAGCAGATGCACCAATCTGAGCAATGTCAGCAAGACTACCACCAAACTGATATGAGCCAGTATGATTGAGTCGCATCCAAGGTGCCATCCACACTTTGATATCAGCCTTACGTGCCCACTGACAGAACATATAATCTTCTGACAGATAACGCTTAGAGTCAGGGCAGATTACACAATCAAAGTATGCCATGATTTCACGAGTGCCATCAAAGTTATCAGAACGAACATGATCTGGCTTGTAAGAAAACTCTGGATATGCTTTTGCATAATTCTCAAATGCTTTGCGCTGAATCATCATGAATCCAGTACCACCTTCAAGAACTTCAACTGGCTCATTTAATGGAATCTCTGGTCGACCATCTGCTGGGTTGAAAACATAGTCACCAACAAAGTTGGCAAGTTTCTGAGGATTCTCGTCAGCAAAACCTTTGTCAACTGCTCGTTTGATTTTTTCCCACGAGATAACCTTCTTAGGGTATGGACCACAAACAATATCTTTATCTGACTCTGGATCAGCTAATGCTGCAAGAGCAAGAACATCATGTGGATTGAAACCAATATCGGAATCAATAAACATTAAGTGTGTGTAGTCACTCCGCATAAACTCATCAGCACAATAGTTTCGGGCACGAGTAATCAGAGACTCATTGAATAGGAAAAAGAATTCTGTTTGAATTTCATATTCAGAACAAATTTTCTGCAACTCAATCATTGCTCGTGTATATTGACCACCACAATTTCCGCCATACATGGGCGTGGCAATAAAAATCTTTCGCTTTCTCAATTCACTAATGTCAATACTAACTTCACTCATTTATTTTCTCCATGTTGTAGGTCATGATTATACATTGCAATGATTGCATAGTGAATAATCTTCATAAGGTCTTTGCGATTATATCCATCTTTCTTACCATATCGTTGAGCATACTTCATCACATTACCCAAGCAGAATCCTTCACCATGACCACCGTCAATAATGAATTCAGTTGCTTGATATTTGTTTGTAGAATAATGCTCACCATAAGTACCATCAATATAATCTTGCACTTGCTGAAGGATTTCACCTTCATTATATTTATAATCAATCATTTAGGATCTTCCATAAAATAATACTTTATTTGTTTCTTGAGAATCAAAAAGATACCAACAGGAATTATCTTTCCCAGTCATCTTAGAATCTTCAATCCACTTCACTCTACCTATACTAACAACTTTTTTCAATCTTGTCAAGTAAGGAATACTTTGTTTTGTGTGCATCCAATCAGCATCAAAGAGAAGCCATGTAGGAGCAATGTTAGATAAATGTTCAATAAGAGGATGAAGTATTTTTCTATTCCATGGTGGGTTAGTAATAAAACAATCTGCTCCTACTGAGTGTTTTACATCAAATACATCACGGGTATCAATACCTTCTGCTCTGGGTTCAATATCGGAACGATACATTGAAATATGACCAAACGATTCTAAATGGTTAGATAATCTACCATCACCAGCACAAGGTTCAGCAAACACCGTTTTCTCTTCTAAATGTGAAAGAAGAGGCAAAACAGCAGTGATTGGTGTAGGATAAAAGTCTCGTTCTACTCTCACAAAATCACTTCGTTTTCCCATCAAATATTTCTTTCATATCGTATTTCATTTAATTTAAAAACTTTCTTTGAAGCAATCATATTCTTTTGAGAACCAATCTTGAACTTCTTCCCAAAAATTAGGGCGATCATCGCTGCCATCGTTGAACTCTTCAGATACTTCATCATACGGAAGCATACCCAAAATATCTTCGTAGTACTCTTCGTCAAGATGTTCTTCGTAATCTGTATCTTTACCCAGACCATATACGCCAATAAAGTTAGGCATCTCGTCTTCGTAAGTTACCCAAACTACAGCATCTGGTGAATTAAGTTCAACTAACTTTTCATGAAGTTTATCATAGAACTGAACAGGCGGTGACCAAGCAGAAGTGCATGAGATATTGGTAGAATCAATATCATCAAAGGTCAACCACTTTGCACCGACATTATCGA